AGTGGATATTGAAGATATCAAACATCTACTGCTCCGGTATGAGATAATAGCGTTAGGCGGTGCATTGCTGATTGTACTGCCAATACTAAACACGCTAGGTTACATCAGCGTAGATTCCAATTTCTTTTGGATATTGTGTGGCGTAGTCATGCTGACAGAAGGATTAGTGGAAATAAGACATGAAAGAAAGAGAATGAAAACAAAGGAGGAAAATAAAAATGAATGATGAAATAAGAAATGAAATTGAAAAAGCAGCAGAACTGCTAGGGATGTCCCTAGACGATGCGTTAGCGAGGTTTGAGGAAATCTGTTCCAAGAACAACGTTGACCCTGAAAAAGAGCCTTTACTGGCTCGTAGTCTTTGGCGACAGTTCTTTAGTAATTCTCGTAATGTAATGAAGAGACAACAAACGCAACCAAGTGGACAAGACTCTAACAGTCTATACAAGAAAGCCTTCGGGTTCTTCGTAGCACTGAACGATGCTATCGATATGTCAGCAAGAAGTCGTGAAAGACTAACTAACGAGTATATGCGTGACAGCGATATGACTTACTCTCTTGGAAGAGTTGCTATCTTCACTGAAGATGGTGATGGATATGAAGCAAGAATGATGCGAGATGGTGAAGAGATTGTCAAGCACATGAAGAAGTTGCCTGAGAATAACGTAGAAGTTGACAGTGGTAGATTCATTGTGCCACTTGACACTCGACAGGGTGACTGGAACAAGAACTATGGTAAGCCACAACCTGCATCTGAGTATCAGAGAAAGGGTGTGTTTGTAGGAGAAGTTGATGGTAAGATGGGCAAGTATTTCTTCTCATACAAGAAAGAACACTGTGTTAACTTTGAGCCTAAGACCTTTGAGTTTATCCATTTCGATGTGATACCAAACTCAAACAGGGAAGACTTGATTCATGGTGGAGCAAACCAAACTGTTGAGTCATTGGTATACAATGTTGACCTAGCAGATGACTCTGAGATGAAGAGAGATGTATCTCAGATAGTAATGTCTGATGCTATGATGGAATACTGTGGTGGTAATTACAGTCCATTGATTGCGTTGGACAAGTATCATCAAACTGCAAACAACAAAGCCAATTGGGATGACAGGTTTGTGTTTACTGATGGGACTGTCAACAGTATCAACGTAACACCAACAGCAAATGGAAACAGGATATTGAATCTTGATGACCTGAACACTGACTTTGACTTTGACAATGACGGTTGGAGTGGTACTACCTGTTGGATTCCTGAGAACATACCAATTGACTTTGGCATAGGTTCACAGGTTCTCGTAGTTGGTCGAACATCTCAGGGTGTTGACCAAGACGGTAACATCCGACCTGTTAGCATCAATGTTGCTGGTCTTCATGTGATTAGCAGCAGAGGTGGAAGTGCTGAAGAAGTAGACTTTGTAGACGAGTCAGAAGACTGGTTCTTTGAGTAAGGTAGGTGACGTAAATGGAATACAGTATGAGTGCTGATTCCAATGGAGGTCTCGTCATTCATGGGAGGAGTTTCGCTTTTCTTATGGATGACGTAGACTTCCTAACTTGGAAGTACAATCCCGATACGGGAGACTATTGGACTAAGTTCCATTTCGTTTCAAAGGATGTGAGAGTGAAGTTATCTCTCACTGAACTTAACGAACTACTAGAACAATGGAAGGGTATCACATTTAGCCCGAATGAATATAAAAATGGTGATAGAAATGAGTTGGACAACAACAGATAAAACAAAAGCAGTGACAACGAACGAGTCTGCGAAGGGGCAGTATGCTCTCCGAAAGGAGGCAATGCTTCAGCAGATTAAGGAATCACAGGAGAACAACAAGTCGTTCCTGTGTCTTGGTATATGGGGAGAACCCAAATCCGCTAAGTCAGCAACAGCAATGGATTTGCTAACTGATGAAGACATAAAGAATGGACTGCATGTTCTAGTGTTTGATTTCGACAACAGAGCAATAGATGTGAAGCGTAACCACTATGACAACATCGAGAATCTAATTGTCTACAATCCAATCGTCAGAAAGGATGGTAGTCTAGTAGACTTCGATGAAACGATGAACAATGCTAGAGCATTCTATGAGATGGCAAAAGAGTATCTTGCTGAAGACAAGTTGAAGGCAGTCATCGTAGATGGAGCAGATAAACTCCTGACTGATGTATGCGAAACCAAGATGCGTGAGAAGCATGGTATGGATGCTGATACAGTAATCAAGCAACCGCCTTATGTTTGGGGTGATAGGAATACACCTTACAAGAACTTCTTGCATAAGCAGATACTAGAGATGCCTTGTCATCGAATAGTGATTGCTCACTCTAAGGACAAGTATGCGGGTAATCCAAACCCCGTTGGTGTAGAGGCTAACTGGCATTCTACAACAGAAGATATCTTCACTGCAACAGTGAGAATGTCGAGAGACATCAGGAAGAATGGTGCTACCTTTACCGCTATGGTTGAGGCAAGTGCTAGGAAGCCTGAGATGATTGGAAAGAGATTGAAGGTCTTAACCATTGAAGATGGTAAGGTAGACTGGACAGGCTTCCCTGAAATCAAAGCAGGAGAACTTTGATACAACGTAAAAGTAGGTGGGGTGGGTTAACGCCCATCCCATCTACCCAACGAAGGAGGAATAGAAATGAAAATAGAAATAGCAAATAGAGTATTAACAAACGCAATAGAAGATGTATGGATGAAGGGAAAGTATCACAACGGAGATTCAGCAAAGAATAGTCAACTAACAGATTATGCAATGCTTGAACTCGTAGAGGATAACTTACTGAATATATACAACGCAGACAACCAAACTATCTGTCGGGTCACTGTTCCTATCTTACAAGATAGAGGACAAGACGCAAGCAATATGGTTGTTGTAGAGATTGATAAGATGCTGAAGTATCTTAAGACATTTACAGGAGACAGTGTTCTGTTAGACGCAGAGGACTTTATCCTATTACAAGATGAGGGTGGAGGAAAGAGAGCAAGTCTTCCTTTGGTCGTTAATCATCCAAATGCAACCATGATTGCTAGGATTCAAGGATATACTATATCTCCTGAGAATCCAGTATTCAGTAGTGTCACCTTTGAGTCGATTATAACAACAGGCTCTACTCTGCTTGCTGATGCAATCAAGACCTGTGATGTCATCAACAATGCAAAGTATCTGTTGGATGCTAATGAGGAAGTCTTCACTATCTCAAGCAGAAGGTCTGACATTGACAAGGTGGATGTAGTAGTAGACACTGCATCTTCAAATGGTGAATCAGCAACAGTAGAGATTACTGGACAGTTCCACAAGTTCTTTCGTGGTTCTGTTGCAGTCACTATCTATCTCAAAGACGAGTCTCCTGTGATTTGGTCTAGTGGAGATAGAATACTAATCAAAGCCCCATACATTACACGGTGATTATATGATAATAGCAAACACAAAAGATGGTATCTTTCTAAGATGGAGAGATGAAGAGAAGGAGGTTGTAGAGGAAGAGATTCCCTACGCCGACTTCTCTCCATATTTCTTTATTCGTAGTGCCGATTATGCAGATGATAATTCAACTGGTTTAATACCAGTGAAAGAGGGCTATCGAGGGAAGAAAGGAATAATGGTTCAACTTTACTTTGAACAGGGTGAATGGAAGAACCTTGAAGGAGAGCAACTGACAAAGATAACATGGTCTCCTTTTAAGACGGGTAAAACAGAAGCAAGAGCAATGACACATAAGGTAAAGGCATATTACCATGACAGAGGTATCCAAACATATGAAGCAGACGTTCAGCATCATTACAGATACGCTGTTGATGAATTAGACAGTATACCCGAATATAATCTACGAAAGTGGTATTGGGATATGGAGTGGATGCAAGGCGGTGAGCATGATGGTGCTATAACTGCAATTGTGATATACGATAACTATGATGATGAGTATTATACTTTGACTTGGCTTCCTGATACAGATGAAACTGAGAGAACTGTTCTTGAGCGGTTCTTGTTGATGTTAGTTGAGAAAGACCCTGACATGCTCATCTCTTGGTTCGGATGGAAGTTCGACTTACCTAAGTTGATTGAGAGACTAGATGCTAACAGACTTGACCCAAGATTGCTCTCTCCTGTTCACGAAGTAACAGGTGTTGAATGGAACATCAAGGAAAGAAAGAGAGTTTTGAGAACAAAGCAAATAGAGAACTACTCTCCAATAGCACAGCCAATCAAAGGTAGAATATGCGTACCACTTGATTTGGCTTTTGAAAGACAGTGGAACGATGCACAACGAGGCACTCTACCATCTCTATCACTAGACTATGTTTCAGAGTATGTCTTAGGAGAAAAGAAACTAGTGAGCGAGAAGTTCCCTGATAAGAACGAGTTCTTCAGGAGAGGTTGGCAAGAAGACAACGAGACATATCTAGAGTATGCTTTGAAAGACGTTGAGTTAATCAAGAGGATAGATGATGAGAACTTCACAACTGAAGCAATACTCTCGTTACAACGTTTACTGATTGCACCATTTGACGCTTGCTTCTACGCTAGTAACATGGGTGGAATATACTTCATGAGAAATGCCTCATGGAAAGCACCTACGGGCAGGAAAGGAGACAGGGTAGAGTATGATGGGGCAATGGTCTATGACCCGCTCAGTGAAGGCACAAATGGTCTTCATTTAGGTGTTGCAGCATTTGACTTCGCAGGTCTGTATCCAAGCATGATGATTGCTAGGAATATCTCTTGGGAAACTAAGTCAGAAACACCAACAGAATTTGGTGTAAATCTAAGAACACCAAAGGACTTCTCTAGAGTTGAAGACTATGACATGAGATATTACAACACAAATGAATTAGGACTACTACCCAAAGCAGTTCTAGAGTTGAAAGAACTGAGAAACGAATACAAAGTGAAAATGAAAGAAAGTGAAAGTAAAAGTGAATATGTAAAGTGGAACAATAACCAACTTGCTGTCAAGAGA